GAAGCATTAGACTTCGACATCTCAAGCGGCAACGTCGATTATCTTGTAGGTATTGCTGCTTTCAAATATAGGCATTATACTATAGAAACTCTCTAAATTATTTTTTTATAATGGTGATTAATGAAATTAACTGAAATTCAAGAAATGTGGTCAAAGGACAGCAAGATCAACGACCTAGATCTTGGTAAATCTTCCACTCAAACTGCCGAACTTCACGCGAAATATCTGAACCTTCTTACGAGTAGCAAACTACAACTAAGAAAGTATGAGGCAGAGTATCTTCGTTTGCGTCGAACCAAATTCAAATACTATCGTGGCGAGATGACTCGCGAAGAACTGGAAGAATATGGTTGGAATCAATACCAAGGTATCAAACCACTCAAGAACGAGATGGATGAAATCATCAACTGCGACGAAGACATCATTAAGGCGACTGACAAAGTCGAATATATAAAAGCAGTATTATACCAACTCGAACAAATCATCAGATCTCTGAACGGTCGGGCGTGGGAAATTAAAAATGCTATAGAATGGACGAAGTTCACCAACGGATTGATGTAGTGGCAGATTTAAAAGTTACCAAGAAAGATGAAGTATATCTGAATATCGAAAGCGATGCTTCGATTGCCTCAGAACTCAACGACTACTTTACGTTCGATGTTCCAGGCGCACGGTTTATGCCTCTCTATAAATCCAGAATGTGGGACGGTAAGGCGCGACTATTCAATATGTGGACCAAGGAACTTTACGTTGGTCTACTTCCATATCTCAGAGAATTTGCTGAACGTCTAGACTACACTATGGATGTTGATATGGAACGTATCGGCGATCCTGTCGATATTGATTATCTCCAAGAATTCTGCACAGATCTCAATCTGCACTCGCAGGGTAGAAAAATATACCCCAAAGATTATCAGTTGGACGCTGTTAAATATGCGATCCGCATTGGTCGCACCCTGCTATTGTCGCCGACTGCTTCGGGCAAATCCCTAATCATCTATTTGCTTATGCGCTACCATCAACAGTTTGGGCGAAAGCAACTCATCATTGTTCCTACCACTTCACTGGTCGAACAGATGTATGGTGACTTTGCAGATTACTCGAGCGAAGATAAGTGGCATGTTGCAGAAAATTGCAAAAAGATTTATGCAGGTTTCGAGAAGAGTAACGAAGCGGATATCGTCATCTCAACTTGGCAGTCAATCTACAAGTTACCGAAAAAGTTCTTCGACGAGTTTGATGTTATCTACGGGGACGAGGCGCATTTGTTTAAGGCAAAGTCTCTCACCTCGATCTTCAATAAGTGCACGAAAACTAAATTCCGTATCGGCACGACAGGTACTCTAGACGGAACTAAGACTCATAAACTTGTTCTCGAAGGGTTGTTCGGTAAGGTTCACCGAGTAACTTCCACCAAGGAACTGATGGATAGCAAGGATCTTGCTGAGTTGAAGATTACTTGCCTCGTCCTAGATTATCCAGACTCTGTTAAAAATCAAACCAAAAAGTTTACATACCAGGAAGAAATGGACTGGTTGGTTCAGAATAGAAAACGCAATATCGTTATACGGAACTTAGCGGTGACGCAAAAGGGCAATACTCTAGTCCTGTTTCAGTTCGTCGAGAAACACGGTAACGTTCTATTTCAAATGATTCGCGATAAAGCAAACCAGAATCGCAAAGTGTTTTATGTGCATGGCGGAACAGACACTGAGCAACGCGAGCAGATTCGCGCCATTACTGAGAAAGAATCCGATGCTATTATTGTTGCATCATACGGGACTTTTTCAACAGGAATAAATATAAGAAATCTCCATAATGTTATCTTCGCATCACCATCTAAGTCTCGCGTAAGAAACCTGCAGTCAATTGGTCGCGGGTTACGTAAAGGAAATCAAAAAGATAAATGTAATCTGTTTGATATTGGTGATGATCTTACCTGGAAAAGTAAGAAAAATTATACTCTAAACCACATGGTAGAGAGAATTAAGATTTATAATGAAGAAGGTTTCAACTACAAAATCGTAAGGTTGCCTATTGATGAAGACTAATCATTTGAAATTGATAAAACTAAAGCATGGTGAAATGATTATTTGCCACACCAATATACGCAATTACAAAGATCTATATCGAACAGATGCTATCGAAGTCAGAAAACCTCTGGCGATTGTTGCATATCAAGTCCCCACCGAAAATGGACTGGGAGAAGGGTTTATTCTGAAACCATGGATCGGCGTCTGCGTTGATGAAAGTTATGTGATTCCCGTCGATTGCGTAATGACAATTGGGGAACTCAATGAAGAAATTAAAATACAATATGAGAATTTCTTGAATCCTGCACGCCCCAGCGTTGAAGTCGAGGAGCTCGAGGATTGGGAATACGAAACCAACTTCCTAAAGCGCAATAATCTATTGAATTAGAATGGTTTATTTCATAAGCGACATAGTCGTTATACCCTATTAACCCGACTTCGTAAAGCCTTTTTTAGAAAAAAACATTTACTTTCGTCGTTTTATCAGGTATAAGAAATAATGAAATTGAAGAGGTACTAATGGCAAGAACATTAAATCGAAAAAACAATGTGCACTATGTGAACAACCAAGAATTCTTGGCGGCGATGGTAGCATATAAGAACTCTGTTAACTCAGCAAAAGAAGAAGGCAAGGAAAAACCTCGCGTTCCCAATTATATCGGCGAGTGTTTTGTTAAGATCGCAAACCACCTTGCATATAAATCGAACTTTATTAATTATACCTTTCGCGACGAGATGATTCTGGACGGTATCGAAAACTGTATCACATACATTGACAACTTCGATCCTGCTAAGTCCAGCAATCCATTCGCATACTTCACTCAGATAACGTATTATGCGTTTATCCGTAGAATCCAGAAGGAAAAGAAGTATGTGCAAACCAAATATCGGTATATTCAAAATCTCGATATCTCGCAACTGATCAGCGAGGAAGCGGATGGTTCTGAACATCACAATGAATTTATCAACTACCTTCGAAAGCAAATTGATGAAGCCCACAGTTCCACAGAAACCGAAGCACAACCTGCTAAAAAACCGATGCCAAAGCGTCGACCAAAATATTTCGACACCAAGAACGAAAATTCGCTTGACATTTGATCCAGTTTATAGTATATTGAAACTTCCTGTTATAAATGGAGATGTTATTATGAAAAAGTTTGCAGATTGGTTCAACAATAATTGGCATATCGTTCTCTTCGGAACTCTTATGGTAATTGGTCTGTTGAACATTTATGAATCAACCGCTGGTCACAAGAAGGAAGTTACTCTTGTATCGCAGCAAAACGCTGGTTGTATCTATCTCGAATCTAGTCGCCTCGGCGAAGGTCAGCACTATATGATCTGTAATGGTCAGATTACTCTGGTTCGCGTCGGCGATGTCAATAAGAATCCCAGCGAAGTTTCTACTGAAGTCGTTGAAGACGCAGTCGCTACCCCTGCCCCTGCTGCTAAGTGAGGTTACTATGAATATTAGTACACAAATCTTTTACAGCGACATGACATCTGACGAGGATTCGGGTGGTGGTGAGATGTCATTGAACACAAATATCTACGTCCAAGCACAGGGCGCATCCCCCTCGGAAAAGGTAAAGATCAAGGAAATCCTCGATCGCCATTACTCAGAAATCCGTTCAGAGATTCGCACAATCGGACGTTTTGTATAACACATGAAAATTGCACTAATTACTGATACGCACTTTGGTGCACGATCAGACTCGGTTCCGTTCGACGCATTCTTTGCGAAGTTCTATACCGAAGTTTTCTTTCCGCATCTTGAACGCGAGGGGATTAAAACAATCATCCACCTCGGAGATGTTTTCGATCGCAGAAAGTTTATAAATTTTAATACGCTGAAGAAGTGTCGTGAGTATTTCTTTGATCGCACGAGCGAACTTGGTATCGACGTGCATATGATCGCAGGTAATCACGACACGTTCTTTAAGAACACCAACGAAGTCAATTCGCTGGATCTTCTGCTGCGCGAATATGAAAATGTTATTACATATTCTGATGCGCAGGAAATTATTCTAGACGGTAAAAATCTGCTGCTTGTTCCGTGGATCTGTTCTGGAAACTACGCAGAAACCATGGAGGTTGTAAAGAACAGTAATGCACAAGCAGTATTCGGACACTTTGAGTTCTCGGGTTTCGAGATGTATCGAGGACATAAGAATGACCATGGTATGGACACTGCAGAATTTGAGAGATTTCCTCTTGTCTGTTCTGGTCATTTTCACCATCGCTCTCGGAGTGGTAACATTCTTTACCTTGGCAATACTTATGAGTTTACTTGGTCTGATTTTAATGACCCTCGAGGGTATCACGTCTACGATACTGAGACGAATGAGGTAGAGTTTCATGAGAACCCATTTAAAATCTTTCATAAAATCTACTATGATGATACTAATAGTGATCCTGCTAATATCGACCTTCTACCGTTGGTTGGATCTTGCGTACGGTTGGTTGTCGTAAAGAAAACTGACTTCTATAAGTTTGACCGATTCGTTGATAAGTTGTATGACTGCAATCTGATCGAACTGAAAATCATTGAAGACTTCTCGGAATTTGAAACTGAAGCAATGGAAGACGAGGCGCTTGACATTGAAGATACGATGACAGTTCTCTCCGACTTCGTTGATACTGTTTCTACGGATCTAGATAAAGATAAGATTAAGAACCTACTGAGAACTTTGTATATTGAGGCACAGCACGTTTCTGTATGATTCATTTTAAAGCAATCCGATGGAAGAATCTTCTATCAACTGGTAATATTTTCACTGAGATTAAACTGAACCGATCGCCGAATACTCTAATTGTCGGCGAGAATGGTGGCGGTAAGTCGACTCTGCTAGACGCATTGTGTTTTGGTTTGTTTGGTAAACCATTTCGCAACATCAATAAACCACAGTTACTAAACTCGATTAACAAGAAGAACCTACTCGTTGAGGTCGAGTTCTCAGTTGGTGGTAAGGACTATAAGATTGTTCGCGGTATCAAACCGAACATCTTTGAAATTCATTCAGGTAGCGAAGTAATCAATCAGGATGCTGCTGCTCGCGACTATCAAAAGTATCTCGAGGAATCAGTTCTCAAGTTAAACTATAAGTCTTTCACTCAGATTGTTATTCTTGGATCTGCTTCGTTTACTCCATTTATGCAGTTGCCGCCAGGAACTCGTCGCGAGATTATTGAAGATATTCTTGACATTCAGATCTTTACTACAATGAACACAGTTCTTAGAGATAAGATGACTGCTCTAAAGGATGAAGTAACTGAAGCAGAAAACAAACTGGAAGTTCTAAAGCAGAAGGCAACTATTCAGAAAGAGTATGTTGATACGCTAGAAGCAAATAGGGAGAAGAGAGTTGACGAGATACTGGGTCGTATCGCTGCTGGGGAAGAAAAGATATCGAGTCTTACGAATCTCACCCGTAACTTGGAGGGGCAGAAAGAGACAGAAGAAGATGCCCGCAACACACTCGGAGACCTTACCAGTAAACAAAAGAAACTCGAACAATTCAAGACCAAGTTTTCCACCCAACTCCGCGAACTCCAAAAGGAGGTGGCGTTCTACAATGAAACGGATGAATGTCCGACGTGTCGGCAAGGGATTGCTCACGATCATAAAGAAACCATCGTATCATCCCGACAGGAGAAAATCGACGAACTTTCTTCAGGAATGGAAAAACTCCAGGAAGAATTTACAAAACTTGAAGAACTTGTCGCGCAAGATGATGCTTTGGTCGCAAAGATCAACGAATTAACCAAAGAGATTCTTACTCATAATAATGAGATCATTGTTCAGCAGAGAATCGTTCAGGCGCTCAACCTAGAACTGAATGACATTCAAACTAAGACTGCTGACATTGATGTCGAGAAGGATAAGTTGAAGCAACTTGCCAAGGAAGTTGTCTCTCAGAATACCGAGAAGGCAAGGTTGAATGAAGAAAAGCATTACATGGAAGTTGTCTCGACACTCCTCAAGGATACTGGTATTAAGACTAAGATTATTCGGCAGTATCTTCCAGTTATCAATAAACTGGTGAATAAATATCTTCAGGCGATGGACTTCTTCGTTCAGTTTAATCTTGACGAAAAGTTTGACGAAACTATCAAGTCCCGCCATCGCGACGACTTTAGTTACGCATCTTTCTCGGAAGGCGAGAAACAAGGAATTGACTTGGCGCTTCTGTTTACGTGGCGAACTATTGCTAAGATGAAGAACAGCGTTGCGACTAACTTGTTAATCCTCGATGAAGTATTCGACTCATCACTGGATAACAACGGAACTGATTACGTTATGTCTCTCCTCGATACGATCGGCGAAGATACGAATGTCTTTGTTATCAGTCATAAGGGTGATCAACTGTTCGACAAGTTCCGCAGTCTGATCAAGTTTGAAAAGAAAAACAATTACAGCGAAATGGTGGTATAATGGAACTTTTGAAAATAAGTGATCCTTTCTTGAGAAAGGAACCAACTGAATTTGATTTTGATACGCAAAATGCTCAAGAGTTTGCTGACACTCTCTGGCAAAAGTGCCAGGAACTTAACGGTCTTGGTCTATCTGCAAATCAAGTAGGTCTGGATGCTAGAGTGTTCGTGATGGGGACTGACGAAAAGTCTCGTAAGAATATCTTCAATCCTAAACTTCTTGGTGTATCGAACGAAATGGAACTTGCAACTGAAGGTTGTCTGAGTTTGCCTGGACTTTGGGTTTCTATTAAGAGACCGAAGGAAGTTACGATTTCTTATCGTGATGCAGCAGGTGAATACATCGTTGAGAAGTTTACTGGTTTGGAAGCAAGGATCGTCCTTCACGAATATGATCACATGGTCGGAATGAATTTTCTTGATCGCACATCTAAACTTAAACGAGAGATGGCAGTTAAATCTCTAGAGAAACGAGCAAAAAGGTTCTTAAGAAAAAATGTCAGTCAATAACTACGATTTCGGATTTACATTCGAAGACCCAACAGAAACAGTTGTTCAAACTACTGTCACACCAACGCAAGTCACCGTAGATACTGGCGATCTCAAAGATGAGATCATGTCAAAACTCTACGATCTAGAATCTAGACTTCTTGGTATGGACACTCAGCAGCAACTCGATCAATTCAAGGCGCTGGTCGAAGCAGATGTTGCTGCGAAACTAAAGGAAGTTGAAGATCTAATTCTCCCGCTACTATATAATCTGATGAAAAATCCTGAAAAGGAATACATCCACTGGCCGAATAGGACACCAATCATTGACGCACAAATTGATAAGATCACCGCGATCACGAGATACTATGAGCGAGTTTGAGAACGCATTCGCTCAGAAACCTAAGTTC